TTTAATTTTAAAACTAATTCTCTAAATTCTTGCCTTCTATTTTCTTCAATAATTGCGTTTTCTCCTAAGTTTTCTCCACAAATAAAAAAGCTCGCCCATAAGTTAGCACCAACGCCATAGGATTCATCAGCATCTATTTTATTCGCTATTACTTGAAAAGTTACCCCTCCATGAAAAGTGCTGTCCCCATGTTGCGTGTCGTCTGCGTGTTGTGTTGTGTCTACCACCGTTCCGCCAACTTCTAAAGGTGTTTTATAAGGTGGAGTATTTTCAAAAACTCTAACATTAAATCCTGATAACCTTAATTGATCCTCAATAAAACCTCTCGATTGTCTTGGTTTTATATTATTTGGATGTCCTATTTTTCTTCTTAATCCAGCTTTTCGAGTTTCTAAATTAGTTTCGGACCTATTACTTAATCCGTATTTATATTCAAGAAATGAAGCGTCCTGTTTTGTAAATTTTTCATTGTCTGGAATGCTAGAATCAATTAGGTTGGTGTATTCATTTACAAATCTAACAAAACTAGTATTTATTGCTTGATGCAATAAATCAAAGGCTCCTCCTTTTGGTCCATAAAAGGCTCTACCCGTTGGATATAATTGGCTAACCAAATTAGATAGTTCTAAATCAATTATATCATCCTCAGTTTGCAAAGAACTTGCTGGATATTTGTGAGATGTACTTAATCCATAGCTAGAATTAACACCATGCTGCGTCTTTTCATCTATCATAAGTAATTTACATTTATGAGATTAGGTATTTCTTCCCTTGCGAAAATGACACTTGTTTGAGAAATACCACCAACCAGCATATTAAAATCATTGAAAAAGTTATCAGAGCTTAAAACATCGGTAACAACGCCCTGTAATTTTGCACTAAATAAAATATCATTCTTATTTCTAATAAGATCAGCACCATCTACAAATGGTCTAATATTTCGCAAAAAAGCTATTACATTAAGCTCTATTGATTCCCTTATCGCTGTGCTACTATCGTTTAAACCAATAATATTAATTTCAACATTTATGGGATCAACTGGCAAAACTTCTAAATTAGCCTGTGTTGGTCTCCTTGCTCTCCCTTGCAAAGGTCTTGTTTCATCTGGATCAAAATTATTAACCTCTTCAACTTCGTCTAAAATAGTTTGATTTGGAACGCCACCATTTCCAGAGGATTCTACAAATATTTGAACGGTTCCACTATCGCCATCCTTTAGATATGGATATACAAAACGAACGCCAGCAGCATCGGAGGACCATAGACGATAGTCGGCTTTTGATCCTCCCTGTGGCTCCAATTGAATAGCGTTAAGAATAGCATTCCTAAACTCTTGTGTAGTTTCCGAAGCAACTGGATCAGTAAAAGAAACAAAGCTGTTTTTGTTTATCGTTACTGTTTTGTCGACGCCAATAACGGGTTCGGTAATCGTTAGGCTATTATTATTGTCTTGAGAATAAGTTAATCCTCCACCAATGGATCTAATGGTAATTAAATCATTCGTACCGGTTAACGTGTATTCATTTTCTAAAATGTAAAGTTTTCCAGCGTTTGCCGAATCTTCATTTGATTTAAAAGTTAATCCGCTACGCAAAACGCTATTTTGTACACCCGTTACATCTACCCTATAAATTGCCGAAGTGGCTGGCCTTATATCTCTATTAAGATAAATACGACCTAATCGATTGAGTGATCCGCCGTTTTCAAAAGTATCGGCTGTATCTGGGTATAAGTTTCTTTGAGCATCTTCTAGTCCCAAATAAGCCAGTTTAAACTGAGCGGCTAAAACACCAGATAAAGCATCTAAAACTTTCTTTAATTTATCATCTGATATATTTAATCGGTTTCTAAGATCCTTGCTTATTTGTTCCTGTAATTGCTTTATTGTTGTCATATTATTTCTTGAATTACTAACTCATTTCTGGAATTTTCCCAAACCATTTTTAACTGTCTATCCGCCTGGTTTTGAAACTCTGAAATAAATATTAATATCTCAGCTTTATTACTTGATGTGATATTCACCTCAACTGTAAAATTAACTACATTATTAAGAAATTGCAAATCAGCATTAACCGCGTCTTGTATTAATTTTCTACCCTCTCCATTCAATGCAACGGTTGATAAGGTTCTCTCAGTTTGTGAGTTGAACCATTTATCTGGATTGTTAGAATAGAATAATTGGTTGCCCCAATAGTCAAAGTTTTCGTCTAAATTGCTTTCTTCATTATTTGTATCTTGCTCGACATTACCACCATAAAGAGCCAAATAAATAGTTTGGTAAATGGTTTCTGTTAGCAGTAAATCAGAATTTAAGATTCTCATTTCGCCACCTGATCCGCTTTCAAATAAATTTATATCTTTTGTTGACATGGCTTATCTTTTTTTGCTTGTTGACATGACTTATCTTTTTTATGTTTAGCTACCATAGTTTAAAACTCCTACGGTATTTTGCATACTTATTGGTATAGCTGTTCCATCTTGAAAAACTTTCTCAACGTTTCCGCCCTTATCCCTTACATCAATTCTAACGTTGCTATCTCTAATTGTTTCGGTTGTTTGTTGACTTGCTGCTTGAGCACTGCTTGGTAAAACACCGCTTTCATCTCCTGTTCTGTCAAAATTAAAATTAGCTTCAAGTTCATTAAGCTTATCAAGCCCTACACTCGCCAAAGCTCCTAATTTGCCAGGTAATTGAGAAACGAGAAATAAAACATTTTTTATTGGACTCAAAAAATAAGTTATGATAGCGTTTCCAATTCCTTTAAAGAAGTCTATAAAATCAAATTTCTTAAAAAAGTTTACCATTTTGAAAAATGCCTTTGATATTAAAATTAAACTTTCTAAAAATTTCTTTTTGAAAAAAGCGATTATCTCATCCAAATACAAAAAGAAATAAGCCAGCCCCACAACAGCGGCAATTATAGCGAGTATTGGCCATGTGGCGGCTATTACAGAAATTGCCAAAGCAACAAAAGCCGAATTTGCTAAATAGGTAGCTGCTGTAGTTAGAAACATAGCCACCCTATAAGCTCCTTGAGCCACGGCGTTTTGTATTAATGCTCTTTTGTTTGTTTGAGTTATTGCGGTACTTACACCCATAACAACGTTATAAGCGAATAAGGCTATTTTAGAAGCTATGATTGCTGCTTTCATTAACAACATGGCCCCAGATACAGCAACCGCCGCCACTACTAAGGTTTCCATGTTATCAGAAACAAAAAACAAAGCAGTTTGTAAGGTTTCTAAACCGCTTCCAGCGGTTGCGGTTTTTAAGGTTAAATTAGTAAATGATTTTATAACATCCGCTACCGCTGTATTTACGGTTTTGGTTGATGCGTCAAACTCTTCATTTAATGCTGTATTTTTTTCAAACTCTTTATTTGATAGAGCCATTTTATCATTGAGCATTTCAAAATTGGTTGCTAGTGGAACAATACCTTTTGAAACTGTCTCACCACTCAATCCAGCATCACGCAAAGCCTGAGCAACAGATCCACCCTGTTTTGATATTCTATTTAAGCCGCCAATGAAACTAGTAAATGATTTTTGAGGACTTTTTCCAAAATCTTCGACAACTTGTTTAGATGTTTTTCCAATTATTTTAGCGTAAGAATTAAGACTTTCGCCCCCCTCTAAAGTAGCCTTTTCAATTCCTCTAAATACTTTTGCAACAGCCGTTCCCGCTGCTTCTGGTCTAACGTCTAATGACTTTAAAGCTGTTGATAATCCTAATATTTCTTTTGATTGTAAACCATAAGCGGCAGTCCCCCTAGCGACCTCACTGGCTACGCTTACGATCTCTGATTCTGTAGCTGCGGAATTATTACCAAGCCCAACCAAAGCAGCACCGAATTGATCTATTATTCCAACACCTTCACCTGTTATCGTTAATAGCCTCGCAATACTAGACGCTCCCTCTTCGCCAGCTACATCGGTAGCGGTTTCAAGTTTTGCCATAGTTCCAGAAAACTTTAAAATATTTTCCGATCCTTTTACTCCTAATTGTCCAGCAGTTTTTCCAACCTCTATGAGTGATTGAGTAGAAACCCCACGCATATCATCCGACAAATTTATAAAGTCAGATCCTAAAGCTTTTAATTCCGTACCTGTTAATCCTGTAGTTTTTCAACGCCAACTAAACCTTCTTCAAAGCTTGTTATACCTTGAAAGATG